TCATATACCACTTTTGCTACAACCTCTTCTCCGGTTGATAGTCTTACAATTTGTACATCGCTCATTGCGTTTCTCCTGTAATAGTGTTTATTATAACACAGTTTAATTTAAATGTCAATAGTTTAACTGAAAAAATCTTCAATCGTATTTACCTTTTCAGCTGACCATCCGACCGCATCAAGAATTGATTGAATAGGACTAAGGAACACTTTATCAAACTGAAGTTCAGTATCAATGTAATCATGTAGTCCAAGTTGTTTGGGTAAAAGGCCTGGAACCGATATTGCGTTTTCACGAATCGGATTAGGTACTTTCAGATATAATAGTTTGACCTTATCTCCACCTTGAATCGTCTCAAACTTCTTATCAAGTCCTTTTTCTTTAAGGAAATGGTTATACATCAAGGAACCACGAACATGCATTGGAGTACCTTTACGGTATATAGAACTCTTCTCTTGATACTTTTTGAGTTCAGATACACCTGATGTCTTTGCGATAGCAATAGGATCTAACTTACGAAACTCTTCTTTGAAATCTCGAATGAACTCTTGGGTTGTTACTTCGTCAGTGTTCATAATTACTTCAAAACATTTCTTGAGTTTCTCTCGACAGATTTCAGGAGTTGAAGATCTTACTGATTCCAATCCTGTAACTGATATCTTAGGAGTATCATAATGTACACCTTCAGAGTTCAACGTATTTAGAATATATCGTTTCTTAGCAACAAAGATACCACGGTGGGCAATCTTTTCACGTTTCATTACCATTGCATTACGATATGTACCGAGATCAGCTGCAAGCTTTTCATAACCATCTTCAATGATTTGTTCTATTTTTGTTGAACATACTCGGTCAAGGAACTCTTCACCTTTGTCTTTATCAATATCAACAGTACCAAATACTTCTGTAATCAGAGGACCGAAGTCAACATAGATAGAGTCGGTATCAATATAGATAATGTAATCAACACCATCAGTACCAAGAATTTTGTTTAGGTAATCATTCACTGATTTCTGAGCATATCTAATACTGAGCTGACCACTTGTGGTAATCGCTTCAGCCATTTCGTTAATATAGTATAAGAAATAGATGTTTGCGGTTGCACCATACAAACTGTTCATGGCAATCTTAATTGACATTTGCGAGTTATGTAATTGGTTGATCTCACGCTTTAACCTTTTGAGTTCAGCAGGATCTTTTTCAACCTCAAACTGTTGTTCAGCAGCAATCATTTGCTTTTTGATAACTGAACGGTTATTATAATATTCATCAATGATTTCAGGAATGATTCCTAACTTCTTATTAGAAAAGCAAACACCATTGGCAGCAACGGATACACCATCACGGTCATTTTGATATTCACCTTTGAGTACCATATCTTGAGTTACATATTCACGATCATCAGGCATATATGTTTCTGGTGACATATTATATTGTAACATCAAATGAGGATATAGTGAGTTAAGGTCAAAGGATACAACCCAAGGATGCATACCGACCTTTGGATCTTTTACATAACCACCTACAAGATCTCCTGCTCTTTGACCAGGACTACCTTTTAATGGAGGAACGATTTTGTCTTTCATCAGTTTACGATATATGGTTGCTTCCCATATACCAACAGTACCAAACGCATCTCCGTAGTTTACACCACCGTCATATGCAACCGTCATAACCAATGCAAGCAATCCTGTCTCTTCTTCGAGACGAGCAATCAGTTGAGTATCTTTAAGGTTATAGTCCAAATATAATTGTGGATTCTCATCCCATAAACCAGTTAGAGAACCATACTCAGAATAATCAATTTTCTTTTCACCAAGAACAACATAAGCAATATGATCTAACTTGTATGATTCTTGAGGACCATACTTATAACCAAACTTCTTGAAGCAATCCATATAGTCAATAACAGCAACACCCATAATAGAATATGTTGAGTTGACTTTACCGAAAATTTCTCGAGATCTTTGTTTGATTGATTTGTGTGGAGATAACCGTCTTGCAGTATCTTCTCCAAGTAATGCTATGATACGAGTTACGATGTATTGAATATCAAAGTACTCAACGTTCCAACCTGTAACGATATCAGGATAATCAGTTGTCCACAGTTTCATAAAGTATTGAAGTAAAGCACGTTCACCATCAACACCATCAAATAAAACAAACTCAATCTTTTCTTGAGGAATATCAGTTACAGTTTGTGTCTTATCATAATCTTTACGACCGAGTACATAATATACATCGTCTCGAGAACTATGATAGGCAATTGATGTAATAGGCTTATCAGCAGTTTCCATATTAGGATAACCATCACTGATGTCAACCTCAATATCAAACGATACGATATTTACTTGACTGACGTCATAGGTTACCTTATCAGGATACTCTTCTTGAATAAACTGAGTTACATAATTTGTTGAACCAAACGTCTTCATACCATGAACACCTTTGTATTCTTCGATGAAGTTCTTTGCTTCACGCATATCACCAAACTTATGTGGAGATACAGGTAAGTTACCTTCTAACGAACGATAACCTTCTTCTCCTGCTTTTGGAGTATGAACATATAGTGTTGGTTGAAAAGGTACGCGATACGAAAAACGTTTACCGTTTTCATAACCACGATGTAAGATATTATTACCATACCTTTCAACGGATGTATAGAATTTAGTCAATGCCATAATGCCTTTTTATATTTGAACAACCATTATATACTATTTGACAGAGAATGTCAATGGTTATTGTGCCAACTCCGAGAAGTTCTTAATCTTCTCAAACTTGAGGTTGTTCTCAAACTTTTCTGCGAACTGATCACCACGATGTGATATCACAAAGATGTTGTCATCGTTATTCAGTCCATGTAGAGTCTCAATTAAACTTTCAATACCGACACCATCCAAGGCACCGTCTAAAGTTTCATCGAGTATCAATAGATTAGTGGATACTGAAGATCTGAGTTTCGCAACCGATCTCCAAGCCAACATAATTGATAATGTGATACGCAGTTTCTCACCTTCGGAAAAACTAGCATAAGTGAACTTGTCTCTGAACCTTGAACGTATTACTTCATTAAACTCTTCGTCAAGCTGAAAGTCAACGAACAGATCAAACGCGGCAAGATACTTGTTGATAAGTTTATTAATAACAGGTATGTACTGAGAAATGATCTTTGCCTTAATACCACCATCTCGTAAAATGGTTTGAACGATATTCAGTACTTCATGTTCATCAAGTAGTTTTGTTCGGATCTCAATTTGTTTATCAAGTTTCTTTTGTAGATTCTCAAGTTTAGAAGTATCAACTTCATCAACTTCTTTTTGAGCATTGTCGAGTTCTTTCTTATATGCAACCAATGCATTCTTCGACATTTTAATCTCAGCTCGTATTTCAGAGATCTTAAAGTTAACAGCTTGAATCTGATCTTCGATTTTTGAAATAGAACCAAGACGATCTTGATGAGTCTTAATTGTTTCTGCTATATCAACCAAACCTTTTTCAATATGAGCTTTCTGTTGATTCTTATCTATAATCTGTTCTTGTTTGAAATCATGCTCAATACCTTGCTTACAAGTTGGGCAATCATCATTGTGTTCATAGAAAGATAATTCTTTTTCAAATTGAACTCTACTTCTTTCAAGTTCAGCTCTCTTTTCGGTTGCATCGGTAAACTTTTGTTTCTCATTAGGTTTATCAGAGATATCATCGTAGAATACTTTAATAATTTCGTCTTGAGTATCAATACGATTATTCTTTTCTTCGATATCATCAATATGACCACCCATCTTTTCTTTGATCTTATCGACTTCAACTGTTTTAAGTTTACGAATCTCTTCGTTGTTTTCTTCAGCTGATTGTATATTGTTTTCTATAATTTCAATGTCATACTTGTTGTCTGTGATTTCTGTTTTAATACCTGACATACGATCTTTTGCCAATGTACCCATAACAGAGAATACTTGAATATCCAATAGGTCTTCGATAATCTCTCTACGTTGATATGCTCTCAATTCCATAAAAGGAATATAAGTAGCAGATCCAAGTACTACGATCTGATTGAATGCTTTGAAGTTAATACCTAAAATAGATTCTTCAAGGAATGCTTGATAATCTCGAACTGATGCATCTTGATTAATCATTGCACCATTCTTCCAAATCTCAAAGATGTTAGGTTTGATACCACGACGAATCATATACTTATCACCACCTGCGGCAAAGTATAACTCAACGACGAGTTCTTTGTTATTAATAGAATTTACAAGTTGGGCTTTGTTGATATTACGGAAAGGTCGGCCATATAAGCCAAATACGATTGCATCAAGCAATGTACTTTTACCTGAACCGTTTGACCCAGCGATAAGTGTGCTAGGTACTTGATTTAGTTCAACTGTTGTGAATACGTTTCCAGTCGATAGAATGTTTTTATATAATACCTTCTCAAAATTAATTCTCATAAACTAAGGGCCTCGTGATATAATTCATCAACTAAAGTTTTGACCTTACCTTTATCAACATTGGTTTCAAGACCATCAATATATTGAGATAAGATTTCAGTTGTGTCTTTTGTTTCGTCAAGTATTTCATCAACACCTTCTGCATCTAAATTCATATGATCATCAACGGCTCGAACATCAACAGCACCACACTCTGACATACGACCCATAAACATATCATAAAGATAAGCGTTGGTTCTATTTTGAACAATGACCTTTACATAGGTATCTTTATATTGTTCAACATCATAATTAGCAACAGTATCAACTGTCCAATCCTCGTCATCATAAAATACTTTATAGAATACACGATTAGGATTCTCAATCTTAACCATCTCTCTTGTTTCAGTATCGAATACATGGAAACCTCGACTACCTTTATAATCAGACCATGTCATTTCATACGGTGATCCAAGGTACTCAACATTACCATATCTTGAAGGATGGTGGAAATGACCAGAGAACGCAGATTCAAAATTCTTGAACACGTTCATATCAATACCATGCGTACACAACGCACCTTTCATCATCTCGAAACCTTTTACTTCAAGGTGTCCCATTAATATATTAGCATCAGAGTTCTTTACGATTTCTAGATTCTTTTCACCGTTCTCTTTATTCAACCAAGGTAGCATAAGGAATTTAGTTGAACCAATTTCCAATTCTACTCCATCATCTTGATATAAAGTAAACTGCGGATACTCTTTGGTCAATAGATTCATACTATTGATTTCGTTAGTACTTGCATAATAAGTATCATGATTACCAACAAGAGCGTGGAAATCAATATTACGTTTTGCTAAATTGTCAAAGAGAAATGATTTGCCTGCCGATAGTGAAGCATAATTAATATACTTACGACGGTCAAACGTATCTCCAAGATCAAACACAGTTGTGATACCATGTTCATCAATATATGGAAAGAATATTTCTTCGAAAAACTTTCTCTGAACTTCGTGGAATACTTTGCTATCTCCACGGACACCGATGTGTATATCGGTAACGATCGCGATCTTCATATTACTCCTGAGCGGCTTTGGCGTTATCCATTGCTGCTTGAGCATTCGCCATGTATGCCATTAATTGGTTACGTTGCTTTGTAATTTTTGATTTCTTTTTGAGAGCTCTATCCCATTTGAGTCGAGATACTTTGTCTTTATATACAACACCATGTAAGTGGTCAAACTCATGTAGGAAACATCTTGCGGTGTAACCTTCAAATCGACCTTCTTGTGGTTTACCTTCTTCGTCAAACCATTTTGCTTCAACAACATTAGGTCTTGGCATTTTAACAAATACATCTGGGTAACTTAAACAACCTTCGACATCTAATTCAGTTTCTTCAGATACCGAAATGACTTCAGGGTTTACGAACATCATGCAGTTCTCTTTGTTTTCACCGATAATGAATATCTTATAATCTAATCCAACCTGACATGCTGCAAGGCCGAGACCTCTTTTTGAGACCATCAGCTCTACCATATCTTGTTTGGTTTGCTTCAAATCTACTTGAGGATTATTAATATCAATATCTTCTAATACTTTTGATAGTATTGGGTCTTTACTTGGTACTAGTTTCATAGTGTTCCTTCTTCTCTCATTTGTGCACGAATATCAGATGCTGAAACTTTCTCAATATCTTCTCCAAGGCTATGTTCAGTAAACGTATAACCTGGTGTGCGTCCATAACTAACATCAACAATATTAGGAACCATTTGGATCATATACTCTCGACCTTCTTCAAAGCCAGCATCTCCCAAACCTTTCTTAATACTATCAATTACAGCAATTTCTCCGAAGGGATTATCAGATGCAATCTCTTCGTTTCCATATACTTCTCTAACCATTATAACACATTGTCCTGTCAATGTCAAGGCCTTTTTAAATAATTCTGTATGACCTTTATGCCAGGGTTGCCACCTACCTAGTAATTGAACAGTAGGCTTTGTGTAATCAAAGGGATTCTCATAATCAAACATAATCTATTTCTTCTTGAGTTTATTCTCGAAGTCGTCAATAAAATCGTTAATATAGTCAGGCAGTTGATTTCCAGTAACTGGTTCTCCTGCAGAATCAAACACTTCATTATCCATCATCTGTCTTTGTGAAGCTTTAAATTTAATATACATCTGCTTTTTCTCTTTAGAGATCCTTCTTAAAAATGCATACCAAATGATTTGAGTAAAATAGGCAAATGGATTTTGTGATTTCTCTGGATTGAAGTTATGTATATATTGAAGGCAGTTCTCGATTCCGTCTGAGATCATTTCTTCCTTATACATATAACCACTAAAGTTTGGTCTTGTTGCCAACCTTTGAGCAATCATCATAATACACTTACCGATGTAATCGGGTACTTGTGGATTCTTTTCTCCACATTCCTCAGCTTCCTTGCATCTATCTCTGTAGTCGATAAGTGCTGCGAGGAGGTCTTTATTGTTTACGTAATTTCGTTTCTTAGCCATTTCAAACTAACACTCCTTTTTTAAATAATAATGTAATTATAAACTAGTTTCACTGATTTGTCAATGGTTTTATAACAAATATGAAATTAATTTAACTTTTTTCAAAAAAACTATTGACATATCTATAAACTCCTTGTATAATAAGACTATCGGCTTTAAGGTATACTATAAGTTAGATATCAACAGTAAATATTTTAAACGGAAATTCTTCCGACGAGTAGATCTCAATCCTACTCTTAAAATGTTTCAATGTATAGTTTTCATAACTACCCACCGATAAATCATCAGCAATGTCATAGAGGACCGCTTTCTGCGAGTCCTCCGCTTTACGCAAACTTCTTCCGATTGATTGTAATACTTTAATCTCAGATTTACTTGAGGAAGCAAAGATTACATTATCGAGTCTTTTAATATTAACACCAGTACTAAATACTCCATAGGATGCGAGTATATTGTGTTTCTTATCAGGATCGTTCTCGACCAAATGTCGTATGCGTTCACGTTCTTCTCCTTTTGTTGCTCCGTATATAAAATGCAGTTCTCTACCTTCTTTTTGTAATAAAGGTTCAAG